AAGTTATAGAAGAGGTAGCTTCATTTCCGAATGGCGATCATGATGACTATTGTGATAGTATGACGATGGCGATCATGCGTTTTAGGCAAGGTGGGTTTATCTCACTACAAGGTGAGGAAGAGCCAGAAGATTGGTTTCCTCGTAGAGCAAGAGAATACTATTAAGGAGTAAAACATGACACAATCAACTGGGAGTTTTATGGGTGATTTAATGAAAGCCATTAAAGCTGGTGGCTCTAGTAAACTTACCAAAAAATATAAAGTAAAAAAGGGCGATACTTTGGGAGGTATTGCTAAAGCAAATAACACTACAATTAAGATGCTACAAAAATTAAACCCTAGCATAAGCACAGAGTATGGTTTCCAAGACACTAAAAAAGCCGAGGGTCAAAAGATGATGGGATTTAATAAAGAAACATTAAGAGTCCCAGATCCACAGTCTTTTCAAGGTGGTAAATTAAAACCAGTTAGAACAAAAAAGAAAAAGAATCCATATGAAGGTCAGACAAAAGCTGACATGAAAGAAATGAACAGAAAAATATACGATGACAAAATGTTAAAAAGGCAACAAAAGAGAGTTGCCGAGACTAAAGACAGAAATGCACCAAGTGTAAAAGTTGCGTCTAAGAGAATGGGAGGCACTATGGTTAAAAAGATGAACATGGGTGGTGTAATGAAAAACCGTGGTGGGACGTTCAAAGGCGTTTACTAATGGGTAGACTTTTTAAGATAAGAAGAAAGTTAAACAAAAAGCCTAGTAAAAAAGTAAGGATAGTCAGAAATAGGTTTTCTGATATACTAGCTCCAGGCAAAAAAAGAGTAACGAGGATTTCATAATGGCAGAACGAGAAATAGCAGGCATGGTTGAAAAAGCAATGGGCGCTGGTGGAGATGTCATGCCAGATGATGAAAGTTTGGATATCGAATTACCATCGACCATGGAGCAGTTACCCGAAGGAATTGAACTTGCTACAGAAGAAACTGTAGAAGTTGTAGCCGAGCCATATAACCATGACGCTAATTTAGCAGAAGTTTTAGATGATTCTGTGTTAGGTGCGTTATCTTCAGAATTACAGAACAAAGTTCGAGAGGACATGGAGTCTAGGTCTGATTGGGAAGAAGCCATTGCCAAGGGACTAAATTTACTAGGTATTAATTATGAAGACAGAAGTGATCCTTTTCTTGGTGCGAGTGGGGTGACTCATCCACTATTGAATGAGGCAACAACACAGTTTCAGTCCCAGGCTTATAAAGAGATGTTGCCAAGTGGAGGACCTGTAAAGACTCAAGTATTAGGTGTAGCTACAAAACAGACTGAAGATCAAGCTCAAAGAATAAAAGATTTCATGAACTATCAGATTATGGAAGTCATGGAAGAGTATGATCCAGACACAGATCAGATGTTGTTTTATTTACCACTTACTGGGTCTACATTTAAAAAAGTTTACTTTGATCAAACTAAACAGAGGGCAGTTTCAAAGTTTGTTCCAGCCGAAGATTTAGTTGTTCCATACTCTGCGTCTGACTTAATGACAGCAGAAAGAGTGACACATGTAGTTAAAATGTCGTATAATGATCTTCGTAAACTACAAGTGGCGGGAGTATATAAAGATGTTGAACTATCTACGACAGATTCTGGAGAAAGCGAAGGCAGTATCCAAGGGACTACTGACGAGTTGCAAGGACTCCATCCAAACTATTCTGACGATGTGTATACACTTTTGGAAGTCCATGTGGATCTCGACCTCGAAGGTTTTGAAGACCCGAATGGCATCATGTTGCCGTACATTGTCACGATTGATGAAAATTCCAGTCAAGTTTTATCGGTGGTTAGGAACTTTAGGGAACAAGACCCGTTAAGAAGAAAAAGACAATATTTCGTACATTTTAAGTTTTTACCAGGTTTTGGCTTTTATGGTTTTGGTTTATTACACACAATTGGTGGTTTGTCTCGTGCAGCCACTTCAATTTTACGGCAGTTGATAGATGCGGGTACGCTCTCTAATTTACCAGCTGGTTTTAAGGCTCGTGGTGTTCGTATTCGTAATGATGATGAGCCTCTTAATCCTGGGGAGTTTAGAGATATAGATGTTCCAGGTGGTGATTTAAAAAACTCAATAATCCCCTTACCCTACAAGGAGCCATCTGGAACACTAGCACAACTTTTGGGTGTGGTTGTTGATTCTGGAAGGCGTTTTGCACAAGTTGCAGATGCAAAAATCAGTGATGTTAACTCACAAGCTCCAGTTGGAACGACAGTTGCCTTGATAGAACAAGGCTCAAAGATCATTTCAAGCATACATAAACGTCTACATTACGCACAAAAACAAGAATTTCGTATGTTGGCAGAGATTTTTTCAGAAAATCCAGTCCCTTATCCGTATTTTGTAGGAAATGTAGCACCAGAAGTGATGCAACAAGACTTTGATGGACGCATTGATATACTTCCAGTGTCAGATCCAAGCATTTTTTCTATGGCACAACGCTTGTCACTTGCCCAGACACAATTGCAAATGGCTCAACAAGCACCACAGATACATAATCAGTACGAAGCATTTAGAAGAATGTACGATGCACTTGATATTAAGAACATTGATAGCATTTTACCACCTCCACAACCGCCTGCACCAGTAGATCCAGCGACAGAAAACGCTAATTCTATAAAGGCAGCGCCTTTACAAGTGTTTCCAGAGCAAGATCATGAGGCTCATGTCCGTGCTCATGTGACATTTTTGGCTACACCAGCGGCACAAGTCAATCCACAAGGGTTTGCCTTGTTACAAGCACATGTTCAAGAGCATGTTGGACTAATGGCAAGAGATCAAGTGACTAAATTCTTCCAAATTTCTGTAGAAGAGGCTCAAGCAAGGGGTGAAATGGTTCCTCAAATTGATCCAGCAGCGATTGAAGCAGCGATTGCACAACAAATTGGTGAAATATTGAATGAAGTGATGCCATCTCTACAACCACAACAACAAGTTGACCCACTTGTGCAGATCAGACAGCAAGAATTAGAGAATGATACGGCTGAAATACAAAGAAAAGTGGCAAATGATCAAATGAACTTCCAAATTGATCAAGCAAAGCTAAAACAAGCGTTTGATTTGGCACAACAAAGGTCACAACTACAAGAACAAATCGCAGAAGACAGAAATGATGTAAATATCTATAGGATAAATACGCAGGCCTCTCTAAAAGGTAGGTAAAGATGGATCCAGTCACTATATCTCTGGCTATGGGCGTAGCATCAAAAGCATTTGACGCAATCAAAAAAGGATTTGCAGTAGGTCGTGATATAGAACAAATGTCTGGAGACATCGGAAGATGGATGGGAGCTGTATCTGATGTTGATAATGCAGAAAAACAAGCTAAGAACCCTCCTCTTTTTGGAAAGTTGTTCAAAGCTGGGTCTATTGAGGAAGCAGCTCTCTCTGCATATGCAGCTAAAAAGAAACTTGATGAGCAAAGATACGAGCTAAAAATGTTTTTGAATATGACGTATGGTCCACAAGCATATGATGATCTTTTAAAGATGGAAGGACAGATACGAAAAGAACGTCAACAAACGATTTACAAACAACAACAGCTCCGAAGACAGATAGGCGAAGCCATAACTTGGTTAATAGTTGCCAGTATTATAGGTGGTTTTTGTGTATTAGTTGCTGGTATATGGATTAAAGAAACAAGAGCAGAAAACTATATACAGATGACAGAGGGTTATAAATTTAAACCTAGAGACTACACAAACCAACAAAAGATATGGCAAGGTAAAAAAAAACAGTTAAGTATACAACTTGTAGGCTTAAAAAGAGGATTACGTCAAAATACACAGACAAAAGAGCGTGTATCTATCAAGGGGGTAACAAAACTTTTACCATGTTAATTGAAAGTTGGTGTCCAAAAAAGTATAAATGTGTGTATGATCCTAACGGTACGGAGCCAGATATTGATAAAGTCATGGAAAGTTTACGAAGTATAGGCAGAAAATGACACAGAAAAAACTACAAAAAGATTCTATTTTAAATCAGTATGACCTCGATGGTGACAACACAATTACAGACGAGGAGCTTCAGAGAGCTAAAGAAATCAAAGAAACAGAAACAAAACTACGCAAAAATCTTGCACAATTACGCATGGCTAGATACACTCTTATAGGTATGGGAGTTTTTACAGTTGCAATGTTC